GTAATGGCGGTGGCCCAGGTAATAATGGATCAGGCGGTGGCGGAACAAATTCTGCAGGTTCAAGTGGCCCAGGAGGAGCTGGCGGAAATGCTAAAGATGTAAATCCTAATATAGGCCCTGCTCCAAATTCAGGAACTTATGGAGCTGGCGGTAGAGGTCAAAGTGGAGGTACAATTGGTGGAGCAAACACGGGCGACGGAGGAAATGGAGATAATTTTGGAGGCGGACGAGGAGCAGGAGGATCTGGTATCGTTGTTATAAAATATAAATTTCAATAGGTAAAAATATGGCACATTTTGCAAAAATAAATGAAAATAATGAAGTACTAACAGTAAATGTAGTTGATAACGAACACATTACAGATGAAGCTTCAGGACAAGCATATTTAGAAACACATAGCAATTGGCCTGCACATATGTGGATTCAAACGTCTTACAATACACAAGCTAATCAACACAGTTTAGGAGGCACTCCTTTTAGAGGAAACTTTGCAGGTATAGGTTTTACATGGGACGAGGTAAATCAAATTTTTTGGCCTCCACAACCACATCCGTCTTGGGTAAAACATATTGAATCAGCTACATGGAAATCACCAGCTGGTGATCCTCCTTCTTTGACTGAGGAACAATCTGCACAAAATAGTGCTGAAACTCACGCATGGATATATGTTTGGAATGAGGGTACGCAAGCTTGGGATCTTACTAATTTTCTTGCATAAATAGATACCATAAATTAAAGTATTGGTGGCATGAATAAAAAAATACTATCTGAACAAGCATTATATTATGGCGAAGTATCAATGCCAAAAGATTTTGAGATAGATAGTAATGAATTAAGAGCAAATATTTTAGAGTGTTCAATTAATAACACTAAACATAAATTTTCAAAAAACTGGGATAAATTAAATAATTACATAGCAGAAAACATGTATCTAAAATATAAACTTAAATTAAGACAAAAACGTTCTTGGGGTAATGTTTATAATGCAAAAAGTAATACTCCTCCTTTATTGGAGGTTGATCTTATGAATCCAAATGATTCATGTGATTTTGTATTATTATATGGTGTGAATCTTCAAGATTGTTTGGTTAAAATATACTACGATGATAATAGAGTTAAAGGACAAAGTTGGGATATAGAACTATTAAACAATATGTTTATTATGTTTCCATCAACTAATACGTACCACATAACAAATAATTCTGAAGAAATAAATTATGTGCAAACAATAACTTATGAAAGTTTATAATAACTTTTTATCTAAAAAAGAATTTACAAAACTTAAAGATTTTTTGATGGGAATTTACATGCCCTGGTATTTCAACAATGGTGTGGTAGATACAGATGATAATTATTTTCAATTTACATTTATATTTTTTAAGGACGGTCAAATAAATTGTGATAAAAATTATTTTGATATGGTAGAACCTATTCTCAAAAAATTAAAATTTAAAAAACTCAATAAAATCAAAGCAAATTTGTTGACTAAAGATATTAAAACCACGGAACACGGCATGCATGTAGATCAGTCAGAAGGAAAAACAGGAATATTTTATGTGAACACTTGTAATGGATACACTAAATTCGAAAATAACAAAATTGTTAAAAGTAAAGAAAATACTTATGTTGAATTTAACTCTTCAATAAAACACACAGGATCTTCTTGCACAGATAAAAAAAGAAGAGTTGTGATTAATTTTAATTACGCATGAATCTTTATAACTATTATTGGTACTTTAAATCTGCAATACCTCCTAAAGTATGCGATGATATTATTAAATATGGATTATCTCATTCAGAAAGTATGGGTATTACAGGTGGTTATGATGAAAAAAAATTAACTAAAGATCAGATTAAAGATATTAAAAAAAAGAGAAATTCTGATTTAGTATGGCTAAACGATGCTTGGATATATAGAGAATTACATCCTTATATCTATGCTGCAAATAGTATGGCTGGTTGGAATTTTGATTGGAACAGATCAGAATCAATTCAATTTACAAAATATAAATTAAATCAATACTATGATTGGCATTGTGATAGTTGGGACCGACCCTATCAAAAAGAAAAAGGACATCCTGATAATGGAAAAATAAGAAAACTTTCTATGACGTGTCAATTGACAGATGGATCTGAATATGAAGGTGGAGAACTAGAATTTGATTTTAGAAATAATGATCCTGATAAAAAAAATAATTTTCACAAATGCACAGAAATATTATCCAAAGGTTCAATTGTTGTTTTTCCTTCATTTGTGTGGCATAGAGTTAAACCTGTAACTAAAGGTATAAGGTATTCTTTAGTAATGTGGAATTTAGGATATCCTTTCAAATGATAAAAGTGTTTAAAAAGAAAAAGTATACAGTAATACGTAAAGCAATATCAAAAGAGTTAGCTGCATTTATTGCTAATTATTTTAGTATGCAAAAACAAGTTTATGATACTTGTATGAATAGAAGATACTTCTCACCCTATGAAAATATTATAGGTCACTATGAAAATAAAAACCAACAGATACCTGACACATACTGCCAGTATAGCAATATAGCTATGGAAACTTTGTTGCTAAAATGTCAACCAAAAATGGAAGAAGTAACAGGATTAAAATTATATCCTGCGTATACTTATGCTAGAATATATAAAAAAGGTGATGAGCTTAAAAGACACAAAGATAGATTTAGTTGTGAAATTTCAACTACGATGAATTTAGGAGGAGACAATTGGCCTATTTTTTTAGAACCATCTGGTAAACAAGGTTTAAAAGGTGAAAAGATAGATTTAGAACAAGGAGATATGTTGGTTTATTCTGGATGTGAACTAGAACATTGGAGAGAAAAATTTAAAGGTAAAGAATGTATACAAGTATTTTTACATTATAATAATTCTAAAACACCAGGAGCAAAAGAAAATATGTTTGATAAGCGTCCTCATTTAGGATTACCTTCATGGTTCAAAAGAACATGACAATTTTAAAAAGATTTGCAAAACAATGTTTAGAGGATATCACTTATCCTAAAACTCAAAAAACATGGCATGTGCAAGGGAGACTTAAAAATAAATCTAATCAAATATTTAAATTTGATGTTAGAGGCATGTCCAAAGCTGAAGGTAAAAAATTAGAGAAAACTGGGGATACTAAATCAAATGCAGACAAGATGGTATTCGAAACAGATACTCATTGGATAATATTAGATACAAATGAAATACATGAATATATAGAAAAATATAATATTAGAGATATATTATTAGACGATTTATTAGCTAAATCAGAATGGAATATAATAATATCTAAAACGGGTTGATCTTTATTGAATTAGAATATTGATGTATAATATTGTTATGGCTTTAATAAAAATACCTTTTAGACCTGGATTTAATAAACAGCAAACAGATACTCAAAATGAAAATAATTGGGTAGACGGGGATAATGTACGTTTTAGGTACGGTCAACCTGAAAAAATTGGTGGTTGGCTTCAAGATACTTCATCTGAATTGATAGGTGCAGCTAGAAAACAACACATATACGCTGATTTAGATGGCCGAAAATACAATGCAATAGGAACGAATAGATGTTTGTATATTTATCACTCAGGAACTTTCTATGATATCACACCCATTGACCCAGATAGGCAATCTACTGGAGCAAATATAACAACGACTAATGCATCAGCAACAGTTACTATTACAACATCAGGAGCTCACGATTTATCTGCGGGTGATATATTGACTTTTGAAAACGCTGGATCATTCACAACCGCAAACACAGTTTACACTGCTGCAGATTTTGACGATAAATTATTTGAAGTTCAAACTGCACCAACCACAACTACATTTACGATATTAATGCCTACAACTGAAACTAAATCAGGAGTATCAAACAACGGAACTTTAGATCCTTTACCTTACATTAAAATAGGAGATTTGGTTTCGACTGGAGGTTATGGTTGGGGAGCTGGAACGTGGGGATCTTCAACTTGGGGAACAGCTAGAACTACTACAAATGTAGTCTTAGATCCTGGAATGTGGTCACTAGATAATTATGGTCAAATATTAATTGCAACTGTACATAATGGAAGATCATTCAATTGGAACCCAATAGCAGTAGATGGTAATGCTCTTACTACTAGAGCGACTCCTATTACTAACAATCCTACAAAATCAGTTATGACTATTGTATCAGACAGAGATAGGCATTTATTTCAT